GCAAAATATTGGTTAATTGATTCAATAGATCTTGTTTTAATATCGCTATCGTTTAAAACAACACCTGGATTTTTTACTAATTTAAATGTTGCTTGTAGGTCTGACTTTGCAGCACTACCAAATAATTCTTTATACTTTACAGGATGGTAAACAACTTCATCACTAATAGATTTAATCTTGTTTAACTCTGCACCATAAGATCTAAATAATTCATCTGAACTTGGTGGTAGCGGTTTTTGTGAAAGTTGCCCATCTAAGTAAAGTCTGTAATTTCTGTCATAAGTTTTTGTAAGCATATATGTGTCAATCATATTGCTTGCACTTGGATCTATTCTGTTGTTAGTATCTGCAACATGCACATAATGAAATTTCAACTTGTCTCTGCCAACAAACGCTTTATAATTACTGTCAGTTTCTAATTCAAGTGATGTTGCATTTAACTTTTTAAATACGTCTGCATCTCTAAAGTAAAATAATTGTCCATCTGTATATGTGCTTAACGGTTGAATTGCTGTTTGCGATTCTAAAATTTGTATATTAGAAGCATTAATATATCTAAAGTCTTCAACACCTGCTTCTGTAAAATATTTTTCGTGTATAATAAATTTTGTTAATGGTGCTGTATCTTCGTCAACAATATGTAAAAATAATTCAGGATCATCAATAATACCATCTGCATCTTTGTCAGCGAAAGTTATTTCTATTTTTTTAGTATCTACATATCCTTCTTTATCTCTATAAGACTCTAAAATGTCAAAATCAAAATTATCTGTAAATGGCGATGTGCTATCAGGCTGTGTATTAATGCTTAAAATACTTAATTTGTCTTTAATTGTTTTACCTGTTTGTGAATCATAAATTTTGTCACCACTGTCGTAATAGAATTTAATTTCTCTATCACTTTCAAATACATATCTTAAACCTCTGTAGGTTACTTTATATGTCTCGCCGTTAGTTTCAAACAATAGCAACCAACTTGCGTCAAGATTTCCATTACTTACGTTACCTGCAAAACCTGTGCTAAAGTTACTTTTCTTATCAAGGTCACTTGCTTTAATTAATCTCCAAACTCTGTTAACATCATCATAACGTAAACCAAAGTCATTGTATGCAAAAGTTTGATCGATAATTTCTACTTTTACATCATCTATAAGACTACTTGCTAGTTTAGGGCGAATTTGTATAAGTCTGCAAGTGCTTGGTATTTTGTCTGCTAATGCAATAGCACCTTGTGTGTCTGACAAACCTACAGTTAGGCCATTGCCTGCAACTGCTACAACTTTCGTCCACTTGTATATTGAACTTCCTGGATGATCTGCTGCGCCGGCCATAAGTGTACCGTCTTGCATAAAATGGAAGCCGTTAGCCGCTTGGAATTTAACTGCTGTACCTGCTTCAATATATTTTAAACTGTTTGTTGTAAATGTACCAACATTGTATCCAGTTCCGTCTGTTGATTGAAAATTACCTGTAAATGTATTTGTATCTTCGCTTACAACATTCCAAAATACATTTAAATCAAATGTATTGATTTTTGGAAACTTATCTAGATAATAATGTTTAACTTTTTGGTCTGCTAGTATAGGCTCAATATTGTTTATAATGATGCCTTCAATATCTGTTTGTGTAGTAAAATTAAAACTAGATTTATTTGTTATATACTCTTTATATAGAACACCATCGTTACCATATAAATTTGTATTACTATATTTTCCAGTTGAGTCAATTAGATCAAAATATCTTGAAATACCACTTGACGTTCTGTTTACACTTTTTACTTTTACAATTTCTTGGCTAATGCCTAAAGGTGCAACATTATAATCTTCGCCTGTAACCATTCTGTTTTGAGTATAATATGTTGCTGGAGCATTCTGTTTAATACTTTGATTGCTTTCGCTTCTTGAACTATTTGCTACAGTTGTTTGTAAGCCCATTGTAATAGTAAGCGTTTGTACTCTACCTTTTTTACTTAGGTAACGTAAATTAATAGCAACGTTGTTTATAGCACTTGGTGTAATAACCATGTTTCTATTTTCGCTTGTTCTATAATATGCTTTGAAGTTGCCTTTTGGTAAATTACCAAATACACCATCAGAGAAAACTAAATTAATTCTGTCGTCAACTCTTGTTAAAACACTATAAATGTTTCTTATCTTTTTATTAATGCTGTTGTAAATTACATTGTTGCCTTCTACAGCATCAAGTTTTGTCCATATATCAGATTCATTGTTATTACCATCTAGTCCAAACAACCATACGTCTGAATCATTTATGTTTGGTGTGTCTATTGACACAGTTGAATTCGGTGTTGGTTGTGCTACATTAAATTGTCCGCTTTCTAATCTACCTTGGCGAAAATGTGCAAAAAATCCTGTGTTACTGCTACCAGGTCCTTGTGTGTCATTTCTATACATAAACGCAAAGTTGTTTCCTGGAATTGGAGCTTCTTCAACTAAACTTCCATCTTGGATATCAGTAGATACAATTTCAAAAGAAGTAGTTTTTCCTTCGACAGGTTTATCAAATGCATATACAGGCACATCTGTGTTTACACCGTTAAGTCTGTATTGGTCTGTAGATATACCTGCTACTGTTTCACTTTTGTTTGGCTTACCAAACACGCCATTTACAGGTAGTGCTGTATTAAGTACTTTAATAAACTGTTCATACCAGTTAGCATTTGTACTATCATTCCATTGGATTGTTTGTCCTGATAAATTTGTACCGTTTGAATCTAATAAATCTTCTGTTGTACTAACCGCTGTAAATTTTAACAAGCCATTTGCGGCTTGGTTTCTGCGAGGATTGTAATTTAGTAGTCTTGCTAGTCTTAGTACAGATTCACGTCTTTCAGCAAGTTCGAGGAAATTTTCTCTTGCGTTAAGGTCAATCCTAAAGGATAAATTTTGTCCAAGAAATGCAACTAAATCAATTAGTGCAAGGTATTCACTTGATTCAATATAATCGTTGAAATCCTCAGGATAATTAGTCCTAAGGTATTCTATCATTGTTCGTCTTAAATTGTCAAAGTCGTAACTTTGAAAATCTGCGTTGCGGAAAGATTGGTATACTTTTTTCCAATCCTCTGCAACTAATAATCTATTTTGTCTATCCGTAGCTGACATCTAATTTCCTCTTATAACGTATTTATTCATATGAGTTATGTACGTATTTTATTTTTAAGCAAGTAAGCCTGCGTCTCTATCAAATTGCAATGTCATGGCTTCGGCAATGCTGTAGTTTAAGTATATTAGAGTACATTCGATTTGTATACCGCTTTCGTAAGTATCAACAATAACATTATCAACAACAACACGAGGATCGTAATTAATAATAGCTTCTACATTTTCTATTATAGCACTTTTAAGTTGATCTGTTAATGGGTCAAATAATACGTCCCAAATAATTGTGCCAAATTCAGGGTTTTCAAGTTTTTCGCCCTGTCTAATATGAAAATGGTTAATAATGTCTTGCTTAATAACAGCAAGATCATATAGTCTATACCCTTCATTTGCAGGATTAACTGTGCTTATAGATCTATAAGCCGCACTAGAAGCAGGCTTACTAGGTTGTTTAGCACTGCCTACACTAACCCTTTTGTATATGTTTTTTTCTAAAGTACTCATTATGTATATTTACCCTCTATGTATAACCAGTTTCTTTAATGTTTCTAACAGAAGCAATAAAGTCCGCTGGTGCAATTCTTGACTTGTTTAGGCCATCGCCGGAGTAATAACTTTCCCCAGGATTAACTGTTCGTTTTGCGCCCGGCTGTCTATATGTAACTGGCAAACTAGCCCATTCTTGTGCCAATGATCTACAAAATGCTTGCTCTGATTTGGAGCCTGCTAGGTAATCGTCTATTCCCCTACCTTGTAAAAGTTTCCTACATAATTTGTCTTGTGTTACTTGATTAAATTTATCTGTTCTTGCCGCTGCACCTTTATTGTCTACTAAGTCTATAAGTGTCTTCTTAATAATCTGATACTTGCCTGCAGCTGAGCTTGGTGAACCCTGGCTTACTGACTCAGTTTGCCATTCAATTACTTCATCGATTGTAAGTCTTGTTAACGACTTACCAAAATATTGTTCAGGTCGTATTCTGCTTCCGCCAAATACAGTGTTGTAGCCTGCGCCTTCAGCTTCGCCAATAATATCTAATATATTTCCGTCTGGGCCAACTGTTGTAAAACGTTGCTGTGGTGTTTTACTACCACCGTCTGATGTTACTGACTCTACTCCACTTGTACCAGGTACTGGACCTGAACCACTTGCTGACTCTTGTGCTGTTCCGCCAGCAAAACTTTTTCTAAATGTGTCTGGACTATTTTGTAATGCTCCATCTGTTAAACTAGTTGGATCTGTAATATCTGTCCTAGTAGACTTGTACATAATAGGATCTAAATTTTCGTGGTGGGCATACGGTTCGTGACTTGGCATTCTTTTTACAAAAGTAGACACATCGGAAGTTATATCCGTACCTGGTGATGTTTTTGGTACTGACCATTTTGGCAAATATGTAAAGTCTACAGCGTCTTCAGAATCTGTAGCTATTGTACCTGCTGTTGATGCACCGCTGTTTAAATTAATATCAGTGTCGCCGTCAATTTCAACGTTGCCGGCTGTGGCCTTAATATTAATTGCTCCTTCTGTTGCTGTGAAATAATTTTCTTTACCTACAATATTAAGGGTAGTATCAGTATTAATAAACATATCTTCTGCTGTGCGAATATGTCCTTGTAGGTCTGCTAACACATATATGTTAGCATTTGTATGATGATGTATGTCGCCTTCAACTAAAGTTTTTTGGTATCCTGTAACTTTAGTTTCTTGGTATCCTTTAACATTTGTTAAAAAGTTTGCTTCTGCTAACATTTTAGTGTCAGTTGCACTTTCAATAGAAACGTTGCCTGTGCCGTTGCCAGTAAAGCCATCAAATCTAGCACTTGCTCTAACATTAACATTTCTGCCGCCTTCAATGTTAACATCTCTATCTGCTGTTAAGTTTATGTCTGCATCACTGTGAATTGAAATACTGTCGGTTCCGTAGACATCAATTTTACCATCACTAGTAAGTTCGACCCATGCTGTTCCTCTACTGTTAGCAATGTAAACAAAATCTTCCGAATTGTGCATCAATATTTGATGCCCTGTACGTGTTCGTATCCTTGTTAATTCGTTGTGCGGAATAGTTGGAATGCCATAAAGTTCTTCTGCTTCTACATTTGCATATGTAGGAGGTCCTGCTGAGGCATGCGACACTCTTAATAGTTTATCATCACCGTCATCCATTACTATGCTTGAACCGCCTAGCCTGTTAACAAATTTTGAATGTTTTAATCCTGACTCGCCAACTAATCCTTTTGGTGCGCCTGGACGTTTGTCTATTGGTCCGGGTGTGCTAATACCAAATACAGAACTAGGAACTTCACGCCTAGCACTTGAAGTAGTTGTACCTCTATTTTCGTCTCTAATTAATCCTTGTATTTCTAGTGTTTGCGTAAAATCTTTGTTGTAAGGTTTTGCATATCTAGTTTGATCTCTGCCAGTTCCGCTTTCAACTCTTTTATTGTATTCTGCAACAGGTAATTTCAACCCTTGTATATTGTCTGGAGTTCCTGGTGTTGTAAGCTCTGTAGATGCTCTACCATCAGGAATCATAAAGTTCATAAATTTGTCTTGAACGCAACCTATCCAAAATCCTTGTGATACATCACCTTCTGCAAAAATAACCATTACCCTTGCGCCAACATCTGGTGGTACAAACCACATACCATAACTTTTTTGTGAACTTGCATAACCGTCATTTGCTGTGACATGACTCATATTTGTAACACCGTAAAATGGTGACAAATATCTAACTTCGATTGTAGTACCTAAACGTTCTGGTACACTACCTGCTGTGTTAGATTTTAAAACATCAACTTTTAATGACCCCATATAAGTAGTGTCAAGATTACTAACCACTATGGCTTCATACGGTCCTGAGCCGATATTTTCTAATTTTTTAAGGTTAGATCTTTTACTTTGTGCCATAGGTTTCCTATATTGCTGTTGTGCCGTTGTTACCAGTATATACCGGATCTCCAAACTCGTTATAAGTGATACCGGACTGTGATCTAGTTATAGGTGTACTTGTTTCTACACCTTGGTTTGTATAAAAATTAGCAATAGCTCTAATTTTGTCTCCTGCTTGTACATCATATAAATCATCACGTGCTTCTGTTGGAAAATATGGTCTAAGAGTTGATTCACCAAATTCACTTGTTTGGAAGTTTTGTTGATACGCTGAATACTGTGTTGCTGTTAAAGAGCTAGTTCCGCTTACACGTCTAATAGCACTGTCAACATAACTTTGTTTCGGTGTACCATCTGGATTATGAGTTGCCCCATACTGTCTTATCCACTGTCTTCCACTTTGCCCAGAAGGCTTAGGTCGAACGTTTCCAACGCCGCCAGTTTCATCAGAAGTCCCAGATATCTGATCAGGCGCCCTTGGAGCGTCTGTGCTAGTACTTTCTTCTTTAGGTGCTGGCGGATTACCACCAGGAACTAAACCGTTTCTAGGCCAATCTAATTCTCCACCTTCAGATGCCGCAGCACTAAAATGCATAGCATCTGTTGCACTTTCCCAATCGCCGCCCCAGCCTAAACCATGTTTCTCAGCTAATGCACTAATTGCACTTCCTGTGCCGCCATCTGGCATATCTGTTGGTTCTGGGCCGTCTTCAGGTCTTGGTCTAACCATAGGATTTTCTGCAGCATTAATATCTATTGCCAATCCACTTGCATGATAACTTGGGCTGGCGCTTCCTCTAGATGTTCGTTGAACATATCCGCCTAGTGTACGCACTTCGTATCCTAAATCATTTTCTAACTCATCTATAAGAGCTTGAAAGTTTTCTGCGTAAACTTTTGCTACTTGAGTAGTTTTACCATTTTTAGAACGTATTGTTGCAAGCTCACCATTAGACCCATATGATTTTACAACTGCGTTTTGATTCATAGTATTTTCTTGAGGGTCGCTACCTATTACATTTCCGTCCCAGCCTGGGTGTGGATTAAGACCCGGACAACCTGGCTTTTCAATAAGTGCTTTTGCTTCGCTTATTCCTTCTGTACTTTGATTTCTACGCCTTACTAGTTCTAAAGTTTGTGTAAATTTATTTCCGCTTATTTTGCTGTTAGCAGTTATAACTTGATATACACCGCTAAAACTATCTACCGCAACAGTTGCTCCTGGAAACAACATTGTGCCATCTTGGTTATAATCAACTGGGGTTCTAAAATTAATAACAACATCAATTTCGTTGCGTTGATGATCAAGTCCGCCACCAGCTGTAATATTTTTTGAGCCGCCTCTAGCTGATGTAAAATTACCTATTCCGCTATCAGGTATAAAATACGGATCTCCCCAAACTTCTAACTCTGCTGTAATCAAATCAACTTTACTGTTTATAAGTGAGTTGTGAAACATCTTAGCAAGTTCTTCGCCGTATTGTTTATTGTAACTACCTCCATTAAAATTACCAGTTTTCATTACTGACCTAGTCCTACCTTCAGGTATCGTATTTCCGTCTCTAGGTGGACCGAGTGTTGGATGT